ATCCGCAACTGATATTTTTGCTAAAAATAAAAATATTAATCTTTCATATGATTATTATTTACCAAGAATAGATAGAATCTTTTTAGATAAAGATGGCGCATTTATTGTCAATAAAGGAATTCCCTCTCTTTCTCCAAAAGTTCCCAATAGTCTAGATTCATCTCTAGAGATTGGAACCGTATATTTACCTGCATATCTATTTGATGCATCTAGTGTAAAAATATCTTTAACGACACATAAAAGATACAGAATGCAAGATATTTCTAGTTTAGATAGAAGAATTACCAATATAGAATACTACACTTCACTATCTTTACTTGAAACTGATACTCAAAATTTAACAATAAGAGATTCCACTACTCAACTTGATAGATTCAAATGCGGTTTCTTTGTAGATAATTTTAAATCTTCAGATGGTGGAGATATTTCAAATCGTTTATATAAATCAAGTATTGACAAAAATGCCGGAACATTAAATCCACAACCATATTCAACAAGTATTGATCTTCTTATTGGTTCAGAATCAATACTTGGAATAGGGACAACATCAAATGTAGATGCAGATTTGAGATTTGTGAATGATCTAGGGTCACCAAATCTAACAAGAGTTGGTGATGTTGTATGTTTGAAATATTCTGATGTTGAATATGTAAAAAATCCATATGCAACAAGAACCGAAAATGTAAATCCATTTAATGTCGTAAATTGGATAGGGACAATACAACTAAGTCCTTCTTCAGATACTTGGGTAGAAACAAGAAAAACTGAAAAAATATCTGACATTGAAGGATCTTATAATTCTGCCATTCAGCAATTGGGAGTTGATACTAATACTGGTCTTTCTCCAGTTGATTGGGGATCTTGGGAAACAACTTGGACTGGAGCACAAGTAACAAATGGCCCAGCACTATTCACACAGCAGACTGGATCCAATTTAACATCTTCAACTGATTGGGTTGCTACTTCAGGATTGTGGCAATCTCGCAACCCTGAAAATGGTGTGATGATGCAAAGTCAAGATAGAACTACTACCTATCAAGACAGTTTTATTAATTTTTCAAATCAAACTACAATTACATCAAGAAATCAGACTAGACAGGGAATACAATATGGAGTCAACCAAAGATTTGATACAACAAATCTTGGCGATAGAGTAGTTTCTAGGGACATCTTGACTTATATGAGATCAAGAAATATTGAAGTTATTGCAAAAAGACTAAAACCAAATAGTCAATTTTATGCATTCTTTGATAATGTTGATATGACAAATTATATCATTCCTAAACTTCTAGAAGTTTCGATGATAAGTGGAACATTTTCTGTTGGGGAAACTGTTATAGGTATTTTAGGATCAAAATCAATTAAATTTAGATTAGCAACTCAAAATCATAAGTATGGACCATACAATACTCCATCCGAATATTATTCAATCAATCCATATGACGTATCAAGTACAATTTCATCAAGTTATTCTTCAACTACTGGACTATTGAATATTGACACCGCAAGTTTAGAATTACAATCAAATTCTAGTTTCTATGGGTGCATTTCTAATGGAATGCGTTTAATTGGACAAACTAGTGGATCAATTGCAGATATAAAAAACCTTAGAGCAATTAGTGATAATTCTGGATCTTTTATTGGATCATTGTTTATACCTGACCCAACTTCACCATCAACTCCAGTATTTACCACAGGAAATAAAACATTTACACTCACTACAAGTTCAACCAATTCTACAATTTCTGGATTTGCCCAAAGTTCTGCGGAAACTAATTTTTCATCAAGTGGGACGTTGGATAATGTGGAATCAACTACACTTCGTATTCGCAATGCAAATATTTCAAGAGATGTAAAAACTGATGATAGAAAGACATCAGAAACAGATACAAGACTTGTAGCAAGTACCTCATTTATAAACAGAACTGTAACTCAAACTAGATGGGTAGATCCACTTGCAGAATCATTTGAAGTATCAGATCCAAATGGTGTGTATGCAACAAAATGTGACATTTTCTTTAAATCAAAATCTACAAATAATCTTCCAGTTACTTTACAAATAAGAACGATGAGTACTGGTTTGCCAACACAAACCATTCTGCCATTTGCAGAAGTTATTTTGGATCCAGATAAAGTTTACATTTCTAATGATGCTTCCGTTCCAACTACTTTTATATTCCCATCTCCCGTCTATCTTGAAACTGCAAATTCATATGCAATTGTTCTTCTCTCTGCTTCAGATGAGTACAATGTTTGGATCTCAAGAATGACTGAAACTGATGTTTCAACTTTAACTAGACCAGAAGCAGAGAGAATTATAGTAGCGCAACAACCACTTCTTGGTTCTCTATTCAAATCTCAAAATGGTTCTACTTGGGATGCAAGCCAACTTGAAGATTTGAAGATGACACTTTATCGTGCAAATTTTGTAACAAGTTCTGCATCCGTAAGATTCTATAATCCAAGTTTAGATATTGGAAATAATCAAATTGCAGCATTGAGACCAAATCCAATTCAAATGTATTCCAAATCAAGTTTGGTTGGAATTGGAACTAGTATTTCTGCCGCTGATCAAGCAAATCTAATTAATGGAGTTCAAATTTTACAGAAAAATAATTCCAATTTCTCTGGAAAATTAAGATCAGTTTTGGGTGGTATTAGTACTGGGGCGACTGGAACATTATCAATAACAAATCCGGGAAGTGGATATACGAGTGGATCTACCACATTCCAAAATAAAAATTTAGTTACCGTGAGTGGATATGGTCAAGGTGCTAAAGCAAATCTTACCGTAATTGGTGGTGTTGCAGTAGCTGCGACAGTTTCAGTTGGTGGAACTGGTTATGCAATTGGCGATGCATTAAGCATTTCTTCTGCAGATACAGGAAATCTCGGAAAAAATCTTCTCATTACAATTCCAAATACTGCCGGAATTATTACTTCAATAAATTCTTTAATTGTAGATAACATTCAAGGAAAACTTGATGCCACAGATTCAACAAAGTACATTACTTATAATGGGCAAACTGGAATTGTTACAATGACAAACGCAAGTATAACCTCGCTTATTGATATTACTACTGGTTTGGTAATTAAAGTAAATCACAATAATCACGGAATGTATTCTTCGCAGAATAAAGTTACTTTAAGTGGAATTGAGCCAGATTTATCACCATTAAAATTATCGGCAGCATATAGTTCCTCTTCAACTTCAGATCTTTCATTATCATCCTCTGTTGGATTATTTACAAATTTTGAAAATATTGCAGTTGGATCAGCAAATACTGGTTATATTAATATCAAAAATGAAATAATAGGTTACACAGGAGTAAATACTTCAACTAATAGTTTGACTGGAATTATCAGGGGTCCAATTGCTGGATCGTACTCTGCAAATGATTTGGTATTTAAATATGAACTTAATGGTGTATCTTTAAATAGAATTAATAAAACTCACACAATCTCTGGTTCATATAATATTGATTTAGATGAATATAATCTAATATTAGATACATCTACTGGTGGTGCAGATAGAACTACTTCTAATGTAAATGGATATCCAGAACTATTTTTCTCACAAACAAAATCTGGAGGAACCTACGAATCAACAAGTCCAGTAGTTGGATTTGAAAAAGGTCCCAAAGCAACACAAAATATTCCATTCAGTATTATAAGACCAAATATACAAACATTATTACCACAAACTACTGAAATTAGTGCTAGAATTAGAACTTTCTCCGGAACAAGTGCTGACGGCATTGAATCGTCATTTGTGGATCAAGGATTTGAAGATATTTCATTAAATTCCAATAATATATTAAATACTACTAGAATTATTGCATCTAAAATAAACGAATCTAATTATCTTGGAAATTATCCTGGGGCAAAATCATTTACACTAGAAATGGTACTTTCTACTGGTGATCCAAAAGTATCACCAATGATTGATTTAGATAGAGTAAATATCATCACTATTATGTCTAGATTAAATTCTCCAGTATCAAATTATGCTACCAATTCTAGTGTTAATAGTTTAACCGATGATCCACATGCAGCAATTTATGTATCAAAAATTATCAAATTGAAGCAATCTGCAGATAATTTGATGGTGTTATTTGATGCATATAGAGATGCTTCTAGTGATATTAGAGTGATGTATAGATTGATGAGAGATGACACCTCATCTCAACAGCAAGGATTTGAATTATTTCCAGGTTATTCAAATTTAAATAATAATGGGGATGTAATTGATCCAAAAGATAATAATGGACTCCCAGATAAATTTACAATTCCTTCTGTCAATTTTAATGATTTGGGTAGTTATGAATTTACTGCTCATAATTTAGCGCCATTTAATGGATTTCAAATCAAAATTTTAATGTCCGGAACGAATCAGGCACTTTATCCAAATATTAAAGACTTGAGAGCAATTGCGACAAAATCATGATTCCTGTTGAAAATAGCAAATCATTATTTCGTGATGAAAAATCCGGAGCAATTATAAATTGCTCCGATAGTGATTATGAGAGATATCTGAGAGCAAAAGAAAACAAATTAAAGGAAATAGAAAAATCAAAACAACTGGAAACTGATGTGGAGAATATCAAAAAAGACATTGATATGATAAAGGATTTATTGATTCAATTAGTTTCTAACAAAACCTAAATATATTAGAAAGTATTAAAATTTTAAATAATGGCAGCTTCTTATGTTAGTAATATCATAATCAATTCGGGAACTGATTTTACCCAAACATTTGATTTTGAAACCACTTCAAATACTCCATTGGATTTGACTGGATATACTGCATATTCCTCCATTAAAAAAAGTTCAGCATCATCAAAAGTTACAGCTAATTTTACTATTTCATTTACCAATAGAGCTTTTGGTAAATTGACAATTTCTTTAGGATCTTCAATGACATCTACAATAAGATCAGGAAGATATTCTTATGACATTTTACTAGTAGATGCTGCTTCTACCAAAACTAGAGTCGTAGAAGGGAGTGCGATTGTTACTGCTGGCATTACTACGGTATAAAAATGGCAGATATAAGAGTAAGACTTGGATCAGAAAACGCAATTAGAGTTCCAGCTACATCTATTGTAGCTGGAGGAAAATTATATCAACTTTCTGATGTTGATGTGAGCAATGGACAAGTTGGCGGAATGGTTTTGGTGTTCAATTCCACTACATTAAAATGGGAAGCAACTAGCAATCCAGTTTTAGTTGGATCATTGACTGTAAATGGAAATACCACACTTGGACAAGTAAGTACAAATTTAAACACTTTTGTTGGGATATCTTCTTTTTTGGGGAAGGTAAATATCGCTGGATCTATTACAAATGCTGGTGGTGCAATATTTGATAACGTTAAAATCGCTTCAAATATAATTTCATCTTTACCTGGATCTGGAGATACTTTATATATTGATCCTCATCCGATTGGAATAAACACCGGGGGTAAGGTAATAATTAAAGGAGATCTTGAAATTTATGGAGATACTACTTTTTCTGGAATTAATACTAGAGGATCTGCATATTTTGATTCTTCTGGTAAATTGACTAGTACTAATTCTCCAGAAGTTGGATATACATCTACTTCAAATTATATTTTAACAACAGATAATTCAAATGTTCCGGTATGGACAAGTACTATAGATGGAGGACAATATTAAAATGAATAATGAAAATGATATTGATGTGACAATTCTAATTAATACATATTCCCAAAAAATATCTTCGCTTTCAATTGAAAATATTGTATTGGAATCAAAAATTCAATCTTTAATTAAAGATTTTGAAAAAGAAAAATTTTATTTATTAGAAAAAATAAAAAAATTACAAGAAGATTCTACTGATAAATATTAAAAGGAAGGTATTTAAATAATGTCAAAACCATCATCTCGTCAAGGATTAATTGATTATTGTTTAAGAAGACTTGGTTATCCAGTATTAGAAATTAATATTGAAGATGACCAAATTGATGATTTGGTGGATGATGCTATTCAATATTTCAATGAAAGGCATTATGATGGCATTGAAAAAGTATTTTTAAAACACAAATTAGATCAGACACAACTAGATACAATAAGAACTGGTGTTACAACTTCAACTGCATCTTCAGCAGTTGGAATAACAACTGTAGCATATACAGAGACAAATAACTTTTTACAATTACCAGATCACGTAATTGGAGTAAATAATGTATTTAAAGTAGATTCTAGTACAATATCTAGTGGTCTTTTTAACATTAAATATCAACTATTTTTGAACGATTTGTATTATTATGGAGCACTTGATTTATTGAACTATGCAATGGTAAAAACATATCTTGAAGATTTAAGCAGAATTATTACCCCAGATATTCAAATTAGATTTAATAAAAAAAATCATAGATTATATTTGGATATTGATTGGAGTCAAATGGGTCCAAATAATTATTTAATTTTTGATTGCTATAGATTGATGGATCCTTCCGACGCCCCAAGTATTTACAATGATTGGTGGTTAAAAAAATATTTAACTGCTTTAATGAAAAGACAATGGGGTGTCAATTTAAGTAAATTTCAGGGAGTATCTCTTCCTGGTGGTATTCAATTTAATGGAGAAAGAATTTTGAATGATGGAATAAGAGAAGTAGAAGAAGCAGAAAGACAACTCAAGGATGAGTACGAAACTCCACCAATGGATATGATAGGTTGATAATATGTCTCCACTCAATCCTTATTTTTTAAATGGAACTGTTAGTGAGCAAAGATTAGTACAAGATCTAATCAATGAACAGTTAAAGATGTTTGGGCAAGATATTGTTTATATGCCCAGAAAAATAGTAAATAAAAGTAATATATTAAAAGAAGTACTTGTATCTAAATTTGATGATTCATATAGATTAGAAGCTTATATAATGAATTATCAAGGATTTGGGGGAAGGGGAGATATATTATCAAAATTTGGAGTTCAAACTACCGATGAATTAACTTTAATTATATCCAGAGAAAGATATGAAGATTTCGTTTCTAATTTTATTGCAAATAGTGAAGAAATAGAGGTATCCACAAGACCCGAAGAAGGTGATATAATTTATTTACCTTTAGACAATACCATATTTGAAATTAAATATGTAGAAGCAAAGTCCCAATTTTACCAATTAAATAATCTTTATATTTATGAATTAAGATGCGAGGTATTTGATTATGAAGCAGATGAAAATATCAACACAGGCATCAGTGAAGTTGATGAATCTGTGAAAGATTTTGGATACATTACAACTTTAAATATGGTTAAATCTGATGCTGCACCAGCATCTGCAAATATTAATCTCGCATCTAGTCTTGCTGCCGTGTATGGTGGTTCAGTTTCTAAAATTGATCTAATCAATGATGGTACTGGTTATTTGGCAACTCCAACAATTTCAATTTCTCGTGCAATTACTGGGGGAGTAAATGCAACTGCAGTTGCAATTATGACAAGTCGTTCCAATCAAACTGGAAAATCTATTGATAAAATAATGATTATAAATCCAGGAATTGGATATACAGTTATACCATCAGTTACAATTGTGAGCTCAAGTGGTTCTGGTGCAATAGCAACAGCAATCGTATCATCTGGTTCTCTGAGTCCATTTGAAATTGTTAGTGGTGGTGTAGGGTATTCTACGAGTCCTATAGTAGCAATATCAACTGCACCTTTTGGCGGAACAACAGCAAATGCGGAATCTGTGATCAATTCTCTTGGAATAGTAACTGCCATTAGATATAATAATGCTGGATCTGGATATACATCAATACCCTCAATTTCTTTCTCTTCACCTATTGGAGTTTCTACTGGAAATTATGTATTTAATGAAGTAGTTAAAGGTGTTTCTACAGGAACAACTGCACACGTTGCTGATTGGGATTATGATACAAGGATACTTAAAGTTAAAATAGCAAGTGGGTCTTTTGCTTTAGGTGAATCCATAGTTGGAATTGGAACTACTTTTGGTGGTTCCAATTCCAATTATAAACTTCTTTCAGTCAATACACAAGATGAATATGATCCATATGCAGAGAACATTCCTATTGAATTGGAAGCAGATGGATTTTTAGATTTTAGTGAGCGCAATCCCTTTGGAGATTTTTAAATCTAAATAATTAATAAAAGGACATTATTATGTTAGGAGAATACTATTACCACGAAATAGTCAAAAAAACCATAGTTGCATTTGGAACTTTATTTAATAATATTAATATAAAGCACAAAAAACAAGATGGTGGTGATTATAGTATAATAAAAGTTCCTATTGCATATGGTCCAGTAGAGAAGTTTACAGCAAGACTAGAACAAAAACCAGATTTGAGAAATAGGGTTTCTATCGTTCTCCCAAGATTAGCATTTGAGATGACTAGTATTCAATACGATAATACTAGAAAAGTTTCCACTATGCAGACTTTTAAAGCATTAAGTTCTACAGATAATCAG